AGGCCAAGGAGGCCGGGGTCAAGAGCGACAAAGGCACAAAACACTTGATGCTGCATCAGGTGTGGTGCAACCTGAAGATCGACGGGGAATACACACCTTGTTACTTTGTCGCCTTCGGGCCTGATGACTTTCTGACGATCAAGAAAAACCCGTTTTGGGGGCAGCGTCCGCCCATCATTTCGGCACCCGTCAAGAAACTGCCGGGGAGCTTTTGGGGCGTCAGTCCGATTAAGGCCGTTGCTCAGTTGCAGTATCAGGCAAACGATGCGGTCAACATGGGCATGGACGCTGCGCAGTATGCCCTTGCGCCTATCGTCATGACGAACCCGGAGCGCAACCCTCGCGTGGGGTCAATGGTGCTGGAAATGGCCGCCGTGTGGGAAACCAGCCCGCAGGACACGCAGATTTTGCAATTCCCGAAGCTGTGGCAGGACGCTTTGCAACTGGTCGCGGCTACAAAGTCGCAGATTCAAGAAAGTTTTGGCCTCAACCCGGCCATGATGCCGATGGGCGGGTCGCCGTCACGCAAGCCGACGCAGGCTCAAGTGGCGCTGGAGCAGCAAGTGACGATAGAAGGGATCAGCGACGCGGTTCGCGTGCTGGAGTCGTTCGTTTTGACGCCGCTGGTTGAGCGAATTTTTGAGTATGACCAGCAGTTCCGCGACAAAGAAGCCAGCATTGAGCACTTTGGCGAGCTAGGTTATGAAGCGGAGTTGGAGCGCGTGCCCCCGGTGCAGTGGGGGACGCGGTATCGGTTCGTGTGGAACGGCGTGCAGCGGATGCAGAACACGCAGAATGTCCAGCAGATGATCGCTGCGATGAATGTTTTGCGAGGGATTCCGCCCGCGCAGCTCGGCGGACGCACGCTCGATGTTGGGCCAATCCTGGATGTGCTGACCGACACTGTGTTTGGCCCCAGGTTGGCAAGCCGTATTCTCAAGTCGCCGCGCGAAACGTTGAGTATCGACCCGCGCCTGGAGAACGAAATGCTGGTTCAGAATATGCCGGTTGTTCCAAGCCCAATGGACAACGACGCCGAGCATATTCAGATGCACCACATGGCCGCTATGCACACCGGCGACCCAACACACCAGATTGCATCGCACATTCAGCTCCACAACCGCCAGATGCAGCAGAAGGCCGCCGCGCAAGCCCCGCAAGGCGCACCAGGGATTCCTGGCGGCGCAGGGCCGGGCGTGCCCGGCACTCCACGCGTGGGCGGGCAAGCCGTTGGGCCGCGCGGAGTGGCGCAGCAACCACCTGGTGCGGTTCACCCCGACCAGATGCACGCGCCGGGGGTTATGCCCCGGAAAATGTAACTCACCTAGGAGACTGTTATGTCCATGTTGGCTGCCATTGAGAAGTTCATCTACGACCATCTGCATCCGCGCGTTATCGCGTTGGAGGCGCGTGTGGCCGAGTTGGAGGAGCGCGTTAAAGAGCTTCTCGGCGAAAAACCCGAGCCTAAGCCCGAGACGCCTGCAAACGACACGCATCCAGAAGATAAAGCGTGAAGTGTTGCAATTTGTTTGGTTTGATGTAGTATTTGCGCATCTTCGATTAACGTCCGTAAGACGTTGTTCGACTTGTGGCCGTAAGCACACTAGAGGTAAGCATGAACGACGATCAAGAATTTGAAGGTGGCTTGGATGAAATCGACACGGAGCAAATCACTCCCAACGGTGACGAAAATGGCGACGCACAGCAAGGCGCTGATGAAGATGCCGAAGTCGTCAGCCAAGATGGAAGTGAAACCGCCGACGACGAAGCCATTGCCGAAGCTGCTCGCGCCGCGCAAGCCGCGCAAGTAAGTCATTCTTCAAGAGCACAAGACCGGATTCGACGACAACAGGAGGAATTGCAACGCGAGCGTCAAGCGCGCGAATCGGCAGAACGAGAACGCCAACTATTGCTGCAACAGCTTGAGCAACAGCGTGCCGTGCTGGAACAAGCTCGGCAGCAGCAATATCTTGAAACGCTCGACCCTGCCGAACGCCAAGCGTATTTGCTTCAGCAGCGTATGGAGCAAATGCAGCGCGAAATGCAGCAACAGCAGTTCAGCCAGCAGGACATGATGGACAAGATTGCGTTCCAGCAGCGTGCGTTGCAAAACCCGATGGTCGGCAAATATGCTGATCGGGTTGAGCAGACGCTGTTGCAGATGCGCGCAAAAGGCCAGACTGCCCCCCGCGAATCGATTTTGAAATTTCTGGTCGGAGAAGATGTGCTTACCAAGGCCCCGGCGTCTATCGCCAAAGCCGCTAAAGCCGCTTCTAAATCTACGTCCAAGCCGCTACGTGCCCGTGGCAATGCTGCCCCAGGCGCATCGGATGAAGATGCAGACTTGGAAGAACGCCTCTCTCGGATGACTTTTTAAGGATTTTGCATCATGGCAAACAACACCGCTGCCAACTTTGCCGCAGACGTCGGCAAATACATTCAGAAAAAGACGCTGGAATTGACTCAGCGTCAAATCGTTGTGTCTCAACTCGCGGAGCGGGTTGAACTGCCGAAAGGCATGGGCACGACCTACTACGCGTTCCGTTACGAGCGTGTTCCCCTGCCCTACACCACCTTGTCGGAAGGCGTGCCCTCCGCTGGCGAGACGATGACGATTACGCAAGTGACCGGCACCGTGGCGCAGTGGGGCGACCTGATCCGCATCACGGACGTTGCTGAACTGACCATCCACCACCCGGTCTTTAAGAAGGCCGTGGAGTTGATCGGTTTGCAGGCGACGGAAACCATCGAGCGCAATACGTTCAATGCGATCATGGGCGGCACGCAGGTCAACTACGTTGGCGCTGTGGGCGCACGCGCTAGCCTGACGAACAGTTCTGTTCTGACTCCGCACGAGCTTAACCGTGCAATGGGTACGCTGTTCACCAACGGCGCGCGGTATTACATGGGCGGCGGCGAGACGGACATCAAGACGAAGCCCGCTGCAAACGCCAAGGGCGTCACCGCTGCGACTGCTCCGCACTACGTGGCCGTCATCCACCCGCTGGTCGAGCAAGACTTGCGCGAGAACTCGACTGTTGTTACCGCATGGCAATACAGCGACGTTGGCAAGCTGTACAACAACGAGATCGGTCAGTGGTCTGGTGTTCGGTTTACCCGCTCCAACCTTGTCCCGGCGTGGACGGGCGCGGCGGCTGTCTCCGGCACGGCAGGTTCTGCGGGTTCGCTGGCGACGGGCACTTACTACATTCAGGTCACGGCCTCGGATATCAACACCAACTACGAGAGGGTGATCTACCAGCCGTCTGCGGGCATCAGCGTGACGGGGCCGACCGGCTCCATTAGCGTTACGGTGCCGAGCACGGCGGGCTACACCTACAACGTGTATGTTGGCACGGTGTCTCCCCCGGCAAACCTTGGCTTGTCTGCTTCCGGCCCGACGACTGGCCCGCTGTCTGGCAACGCGGTGCAGATTCCTCCGGGCGCGACTGTGGTTATCACGGGCCTTGGCGTGTCGCAAGTCGCGCCTGCGGCCCCCGCAGTTGGCGTGACGGTCTATCCTACCTTCATCTTTGGTAAGGAAGCGTTCGCGCAAGTCGAGCTTGACTCGCTCAAGACGTTCTACCTGACTGGCGCGGATAAGTTTGACCCGCAAAACCAAACCCGCGTGGTGTCTTGGAAGGTCTTTTACGGCACGATGATTATGAACAACCAGTTCTTCATGCGCATCGAGTCCGGATCGGCCTTCTCGCCCACCTTTGGCTAATGGTTAACCTGGCGGGGCGCGTAGCCCCGCCAGTTTCTTTGGAGCAAGCATGAACGACAAACTTGAAGCACAAATCCGCGAAGCAGCGGCAACCGCCAAGTCTAAAAAAGAGGACAAGCCGATCGAGGTCGAAGTCGAGTACGAAGAAGTGTTCATCGACCTTCCTCCGCATAGCAGCCACATCTCGATTGACGGGCGGCATTTTCAGCAAGGCGCGTCTTACAAGGTTACGAAGGCGCAGGCGGCGTCAATGCGTGATATCATGAGCCGTGCTTGGGCGCACGAACAAGAAGTTCGCGGCCAGCGCAAACCATTCGACGCATATCGTCGTCAACGTGAGTTCAGCCTGAGAGGTTAATCTATGAGTGAAAAAAGCAACGTTGGGTATGTCTATCAGTTTGCGGCAACCGTCGCAGACGGGATGAGCGTCACCTTCAATGGAAACTTCCCGGTCGGCGTGTCGGCTGAAGCGATCAACGCTGAAATCGACCGCTTCCGCGCTGTGGCCGAACGGCAACGCGCCAAGAACGAAGTCAAGATGCTTGAGGCGATGCTGATCGAGAAAGAGTCGATGATTCGTAACGCCGAACTGGATTTGCGCCAGTATCTCAAGAAGAACAAGGACGGCGACGACTTTTCTGAGCGGCTCAAGGCGAAGATCAAGGAACTGTCGCTCGACCACGAGCGCGGCGTCAAGCAGCTCGAAGAAACGCGAGCTAAGGCGGTTTAATGCTTACGGCGCAGCAGATCATTACTTACGCTTTGCAGATCGCAAAAGCGCCTGGGTACACCGCGCAGGCGGGTGATCTGCTCAACATGCGCCTTGCAACGCTGGCGCGCACTTATGACCTGGACGTGTTGCTCAACACGGCGCAGTTCTCGGTGCTCGCTGGCGTTCAGACTTATACCCTCCCTGCGGACTACGTTCGCGGGCATGAACTGTGGTATTACATTGGCGGGCTGCCGCAGACGATGCGGCAGATTAGCTTGCCCGACTACGACCGGATCAACGTCGGCACTGTCGCAATGTCAAACCCGACGATGTGGGCAAGCAACCCGGCGTCCGGGACGCTGCACTTGTACCCCATGCCGAACAGCACAATTGCGTTCACGCTGCGGTATTGGAGCCAACCGCCAGATATTGCTAACCCTGCAACGTCCAACGTTGTTCCTTGGTTCCCGGACAGCGACTACTTGCTCACGGCGTTGGCCGCAGACGTGATGCGCTTGACCGACGACACGCGCCAGCCTCAATACTCGGCTGAAGCGCAAAACAAGCTGCAAGCGTTCTTGAAGATGCAAGGCGATCGTGAGAACCACGCTCGCACTATCAAGCTCGGCAATTCGTTTGCGGGCGGGTCGGGCCGGCTGCCGCCGTCTAAGATCACGGGGTTCTAAATGCTCCGCAACCCGGCAATCTACCAGTGGAGGCCGGTAGGTCTATCTGATGCGCGGGACGGCAAGCTGGCGTTCCCCGGCGCTTGCAAACTGCTGACGAACCTGATTCACGATCCGGTCAGCAACAGTATGCTGGCCCCGCGCCCTGCCAGCACAGTTATCACAACGTTCAACGGGTTTACGTCGTCCGGCGTTGTGTCTGTCATGATTTCCGTTGGTACGCGTGTCTTTGGCATGGTCGCTAGCGGGCTTTACCCTGGGTTTGACCAGCCGTTTTGCTACGACACGGCAACTAATGCGTTCGTGCCCATTAGCGGTGTGACCAGCAACCATGTTCCTGTAACGCAAGGCACGAGTGGCGCGTGGACGCCTCCTTGCATGGCGGTTGTCGGAAACTACATCGTCATCACGCATCCAGGCTACACGATGGCCAGCGGCCCAATCGGGACGATTGACCTGACGACGCTGACTTATAGCACGGGCAACATGATAAACGGCACGACTGCCGTGCTGAACGCTGTACCAACGGCGGTTGCGCAGTTTTATGGGCGTGCATGGTATGCAGTGGGAAACCAAGCCTACTTCAGTGACTCGCTTCTTCCGTTGCGGCAGACCAACGCGGGGCAAGTGTTGACGCTTGGCGCAAGCACCGAGCCGATCACTGTTTTTGTGCCGCAAGGCATCTCAACTGCAACGCAAGGTATTTTGTCCGCGCTGATCGCGTTCAAGGCGAACTCAATTTGGCAGATCACGGGCGACTGGAGCTATGGCGGGTCAACGACTGGCGGCAACCTTGCGCTGAACCAGATTACTGCTAGTGTCGGCTGTTCCGCGCCGCGAACAGCGGTTCCGACCCCTGCGGGCGTCATGTTCATGGCGGCGGACGGGATTCGCACCATCCCGACGTTGAGCATGGCCGTGACGGAGCCAAACCCTGACGTGGTGTATCCGTTCTTCAACTGCACGCAGCCCACACGCGCCTGCGCAGCCTACAGTGCTGATACGTATCGTATCTCGCTTGATACGGTGACGACAACGGACGTGCTCGGTCGGTTTGAGTATTGGTTCTCCCTCAAGGTCGGCAAGTGGAATGGCCCCCATACGTTCCCCGCAGACGTGATTACCCCGCTCGGCAACTCGTTCGTTATTGCGGTCAACAGCGCCGGCGCAAAACTGTTTCAGAGCAACGCCTACACTTCCCCAACAGACGTTTTTGTTGAAAACGACGTGCAGCTAGCCGTCAACATGACTAGCAGTTTGATCGAGCCAGACCCGCCGATGGCTGAAAAGGCGTCAGTCGAGATGACGGTTGCGGCAGTAAATGGGCTACAGCCATACACCATACAGGTGTTAGACGACCAGGGGCAGCTCCTCAACCAAGCGACATTGCGCCCTATAACTGCTCCAGCCAAATGGGGCAATCTTGGGCTTGTGTGGGGCGCGGCAGGCAGTGTGTGGGGGGCTTTCCCCTACAACTCCACAATATCGCCGTTGTACTTTTCTGCCCCGCTTGTCTTTCAGACGTGTCAAATCGTTCTTTTTGGAAACAGCGGCCCGTATTTGCGCTTGGGGCGGATTAACTTCCGTTACGAGGCGCTTCGCTACATTGGAGCAAACTGATGGCTATCATTAACCCTCTGGTTTACACGATTAAAAACGGCGATCCGGTAGATGCAACCCCGGTGCAGGCCAATTTTGCGCAGATCGTCCAAGACGTGAACGCAAACGCCGCACCTGTAGGCGGCAACGCTTCGCAACAGTTTCTTGTCGCTCCTGCAACGGTTCCATCCGCTGCTGTTCCTTTGAACCAAGTTCAGCAGCTTATCGTTGGAGGGGGCGGAGGTGGAGGGGGCCTAGGGGCGATTGACCCTTCTGCAAAGGCAACGGAAGGGGCTGTTGGGGACAACGTCGCCGACGATACTGCCGCATTGCAAAAACTTGTCTCGATTATTGGGACAAACTGGAAGCTAGAGGCAGGAAAATACAAGCTGTCTGGAACGGCTGGCGTAGGGGCATTGCAGATAAGCTACGCAAATGGCGGCATGTACGCCTTCGACGGCCAGCCAATGCCCGGTGCGCTCTATGGTGCTGGCCCGCAGAACAGCATCCTTTGCCCGACGACGACGGGCATGTATGCAATCCAGGCGTCTTCGACCGCAACGGCATCAATTATGGGGGTGCGGTATCATGGCTTCTGCATTAGCGGAAGAAACAACATTCACAACGTCAATGGGTTGTATCTCGACGTTGTTGAAATGCAAACGCTCGAAAATCTGCGGTTCGAGCAACTGAACATCGGGTTGTATCTCGACAGCGTTGAATACTTGACCCTGCGAAAGTGCCTTTTTGAAGGCAACGTCAACGGTATTGTTAGCGCCAAAGGGTCGGACGGTTTTACGCATCTGAATGCTTCGACGTTTCAAGACGTAATCCTTGATCGAAACACTGCTAACGGCTTGCTGGTGACAGATAACGCAGCCAACTTGACGATCGAGGGCGGCCAAGTAAGCAACAACGGCGTGATGGGTGTTTCTGGAACCGCTGGTCTAAACATTACAGTTACCAGCGTAGAAGGGGCGAACGGCGTAACGATCAAGAATGTCTACTTCGAGCTAAACAACGGCGATGCAGACATTAAAATCGTGAACACTGGCACTCAAAGGATGACGCATATCATTCAAGGGTGCAACTTCAATCGTGTTAGCAGTACGAACTACACGCAGAACAACATTGTTTCGCGAGGTCCTAACACGATCCTCTTGATTGGCTGTTCATTTCAGAACTACGGGGATTATTCTCCAAGCTCAACCAGACCGTTCCTTAATGGGGACTCTCAGACGCAGTTTGTAGACCTTGGCTGTTGGTGGGGCAGTGTGCCAGATTACATTTCGGTGCCAGCGTTCCCGCCGAACCAGATGTTTCTTGTTCCTTCGTCGTCCGCAACGCTCTCCTCTTCGCCGTCCATCGTTCCTATGCAGAAGACGGACTCTTATGGGACGACGCTCTCAACGTCTGGCGGGGGAGTAAAGGTTTCGTTGTACGGTTACTATCGAGTATACATAAGCCTTCAAGTGAACGCAGCCGGCGCGGGGATGGTTTTTGTTGGGGTAGCAGTAAACGGAGCGACGCCCGTTGTTGCCGCAAACTCGACGTACACGCCAGCCGCGCAAGTGGGAATCATTATCCAGGCGACAGCGGTCATTCACTTGAATGCAGGAGACGTTGTTTATGTCGGTGGCGAAGCGCCTGCGCAAGCTACGGTCGTTCAAAATGCTCCGGCAAGCTGGATGGCAATCGAGGGGCCGATCTAAAGGAGGTAGCCAATGAGCAAGTCTGGGGTTAAAATCAACCCTGCCAACAAGGGCAAGCTGCACAAGACGCTCCACGTCCCGAAGAACGAGAAGATTCCTATGGCAAAGCTAGAGAAAGCAAAGCGTTCTCCCGACCCTGCAACACGCAAGCGGGCGGCCTTTGCGCTCAACGCAAAGCGGTGGGCAAAATGATCCACGACTTGTTGGATGTTCTTGCTGTGGCGGCGGTCTTTATTGTGGGCGAGGTCGCTTTCCGACGATACCTAAGACGCCGCTATGGATCACGACAAGATTGATTTTTCGTTTTTTGCTTGGTCGTCTGTCCTCGGCGCGATGATTGGGCTAGGCCAACTCCTTGACTCCGCCGAGCGATTGTCCTGGCGCGTCGTTGTTGGGCGCGCGCTCGTGTCAGCAGGGGTGGCGTCGACCGCCCCTGCGCTTTTGACGTGGTTCCCTCAAATGCCGCGTATGGCCGAGTTTGCGTTCGCCGCTATGCTTGCAAGTTTGGGCACTTCTGCACTTCAATCTATTGTGAAGCGTCTTTTGATTGGGCGCAACAGTTAAGGATTTGTCATGAGCGTTGTTCGTCCAATCCCTTACAACATACAAGTCGGTGAAAATATCGACGCAAGCGCGATCACAAAAAATTTCATCCAGCTTGTTGAAGATATTAACGCTAATGTGTTAGCTGCGGGCGGCAACCCAACGCAGCCGTTCTTTGTGGCCCCCGCAGTTGACCCCGGTCAGGCAGTAAACTTGGGGCAGGCCAACTCTTTGTACGCCCCGGCTGGAAACTATGCGGCCCTTAACGGCGACCCTGCGCAAGTATTTGCCGTAGCGAACGCAGCGTCGCCAACTCAAGCGGTCAATCTTTCCCAACTTGGCAGCTACAACCAAGTCATTGCTTCTTTTGCAACCGGAACGTTGCCGTCTACTTGTTGGGGCGGTGCGGTTCAAGTTCAGCAAAACGCGACAGCTACGCTTCCAACAACGAACCCGCCAGCAGGAAGCAAAGTTGTGCTGTTCGGGTTTGGAGGGCCATTTTCTGTTGCTAGTAACAGCAACCAGTATATTTACTCTCCAGCATTAGGGTTAACCCCTAGCTCCGGCCCGACGACTGTCAACGTCTCTGACGGCGGCTGGATTGAGCTTACATCGCGCGGAAATGGTGAGTACGACATTACTGGCGGCTCCTTGCTAGTGTTTCAAAACGTTTCTCCAGCCTTTACTAAGCCGGTCAGTGTGCCCAATGCGGTGGCAAGCGGGCAAGCGGTCAATCTTGGTCAGGTTCAAACTTTGATAAGTAACAGCGGCAGTAGTTTGCCTGTTACACAATCCATTTCTTCGCGGCCTTCTGACTACGACACAAACCAAGTTGTGTTGTTGGCAACGTCAACTCCAACGACAGGGGTGTCGTTTAGTGCGTCTGACTCGCGTGTCATTTCTGTAGGCGAAGGGCCAAACGGCCCGTTTGTTCGGGCTAATACAAACCCGCTTGACCTGACGAGCAACAGCGGGGTTTTGGTGCCTAACGCGGTGGCTAGCGCGCACGCACTAAACCTTGGGCAGGCTGATTCCCGTTACCAACAACGAAATCTAATTGTTGAGGCAGGGGCTGCGGGCACGTTGACCAGCAATGCCTACATTGGAGTCTATGTTAACGCGATGCAGGTCAATGGCTCTGGTGTAGCGGTTACGTTGCCAGGGAATTGCTCCGGTAGCTACGCGGTTGCCACGGCCACGGCGACCAATTCGCAAACGATCAACATTCTTAAGAAGGCCGCAGGGTCAACGACGCTGACTACAGTCGGGGCAATCACTTTCGCAGCCGGTGCGTCGTCTGGCACGTTCTCCACAACCTCCAGCGCGGCAGTGACGTTCAACCCTGGCGAAGCAATGTATGTGCAGGTTGGTAGCTCGGCAGATACAACGCTGGCGAACGTGGCAATCTCACTGTTCCTGACCTACTAAGGAAAAGAAATGCTGGTTTCAATTCCTTGGGGGATGTGGAACAACCAAGTCGCAAAGGTTGGAAAGTTTGCTCTGTTTGGCGGCGGGTATAACGGGGGCGTCTTAAACACTACATCCGTTTACACATATGCTTCGAACGCCGCTGCTGCTGGCGGGAACTTGAGCTACGCAGCGGTCAATTTAGCTGCCGCAGGCAACGGCACGCTAGGCGTCTTTGGCGGCGGGTATAACGGGGGCGGTCTAACCACTACATCTGTTTACACATACGCATCAAACGCCGCCGCTGCTGGCGGGAAATTGAGTTCTGCACTGTATTATTTAGCTGCCGCAGGTAACAGTACGCTCGGCGTCTTTGGCGGCGGCAACGGCCCCACTAACATTACATCCGTTTACACATACTCCTCAAACACCGCCGCTGCTGGCGGGAACTTGAGCTACTCAGCGTCTGAATTAGCTGCCGCAGGCAACAGTACGCTAGGCGTCTTTGGCGGCGGGAACGGCGGCGTCAATACTACATCCGTTTACACATACTCCTCAAACACCGCCGCTGCTGGCGGGAACTTGAGCTACGCAGCTTATAGATTAGCTGCCGCAGGCAACAGTACGCTCGGCGTCTTTGGTGGCGGGAACGGCGGCGTCAATACTACATCCGTTTACACGTATTCCTCGAACACCGCCGCTGCTGGCGGGAACTTGAGCTACGCAGCGTATTATTTAGCTGCCGCAGGCAACAGCACGCTTGGCGTTTTTGGCGGCGGGTATAACGGCTCCAGTGTCTTTAACACTACATCCGTTTACACGTATTCCTCAAACACCGCTGCTGCTGGCGGGAACTTGAGTTATACGTCATATGAGTTGGCTGCCTGCTCGCCTAACCCCGGAGTAAACTGGTAATGATTATCAACAATCATCGGAAGCACTCTTCTTTCGCCCTTCGGCATTTCATTGCCGGGTCTTGCTACACGCCAGACGCAGCGTTCTGCCTTTTGTACGCGCAAGGTGAACAAGTTGAAATGGACGTAGCGGCAGGCGAAGCGAGTCTCCTTGAGCAAAAAGCAAGCGAGCTGGAATTGCAAGAGAAGGTTGCTTCCGCCGCGTCTGAAGCGGATCGCTTGCGCGCCCAGGCTGAACTCATTAAGCTGAAGGCGGCACGCAAGAACTTCGAGCTTAACCTGGAGGGCGCAAAGCGAGAACTGCAAGAGATCAACGCCCTGCTCGAAGAACTCAAGCCTATGTGCAAGCATTGGGACGCTGACATTCTCAAGATGGAGCAAGCCATGCAGCAAGACGAGTGGGCAGAAGAACTAAAAGCCCGCGCCGAGAACATGCTGCTCGCCAACGCAATCGGCATCGGCTATGACCATATAGCCACGATGCGCCAGCATCCAGACTTTTCAGCCAAAATTTTGCCGCATATCCGCAAGGTGGGCACGCAGCTTGCGCTTGCGCAACAGACGCAAGACTTCAAGCAAGTTGAGTCTGTGCTGACTCAAACACTACTGCTAGGGTGTTAGCTATGACCAAGCTGCTCTCTGTTGCCTTCGCTTTGTTGCTGGCTTCGATGGCCGCATATGCCATCGATGTTGAAGTTGGCGCAGGGGCTGCACGAGCCATTCCGCAGGAAAATGGGGTTTGGTATCAAGAAGGCTTCCCACATTCCCTTAACCTGCGCTCGCCTGTGTTCTTGCTCGGCGTAACGGACGACCTGACACCGAATGTTGCTTGGCACGTCAACGCGGTGTCCCTCGGGTCTTACTCCGTTGACTCATGGGATACGCCGAACGACGCGAATTATTCTGGTTCGGGCTACCGAGGCAACGCGCTCCCCTTGGCGCACTACATGGGGTCTGGCTCAGTCTATGGCATCGCAGCAACCCTTCAAGCGCATACGCAAGGAGAGTGGCAGTTCGGCGTACAGGCAGGGCCGTTCCTCTACCACGCTACATGGAGCCTCGCAGTCCCAAACTGGTATCCCTCGGCAGAAGTATCGCCCGGTGTATTTGCGCAAACCGGGCCAATCTCACCGATCAATGTTAGCCAATCACAATGGTCGCTCAGGCACATGGTAGGGTTAACCCTTCGGCATGGACAGTTCTCCGCTGCCCTGTCTTACTATAGCGACAAGCACGGCTTCGCCGGCCACGGCGACGACCCCTGGCCCCCGCTATGGAAAGGGCAGTACGTCCTAATGCTCCTTTACTCGTTCTGAACCATGTCAACCTTCGATGACGCATTTACCGCCCTCATCGGCAACGAGGGGGGATACAGCAGCAACCCTGCCGACCCTGGCGGCGAGACAATGTGGGGCATCACGCAGCGCGTAGCCCGTGCGTATGGTTACATAGGCGCAATGAAGGATTTGCCGCTGGAAACGGCGAAGGCTATTGCCAAGGCGAGATATTGGGACGCCTACTCGTGCGATAAATTCGACCCACGCATTGCGTTCCAAGTGTTTGATGCGGCGTATAATGGCGGCCAGCCGGCCCTGTGGCTACAAAAAGCAGTCGGCGTGCCGGAGGACGGCATTATTGGCCCTGTAACGATTGCCGCTGTGAACGCTGCCGACCCGTTGCAAGTCATCATGCGGTTCAACAGCTACCGGCTAAGTTACTTGACGTCGCTTAGTTCGTGGCAGACCTTCGGGCGCGGGTGGGCGAACCGGATTGCACGCAATCTTTTACTAGGAGCGCAACGATGAGTCTAACATGGGCAGATGTTGGTCACGCAGTTGGCCGCGTTGCGCCGATTCTCGGCACGGCACTTGGCGGCCCTGCGGGTGCCGTAGTGGGCAGCCTGATCGCTTCGGCGCTTGGAACGAACAATGACCCCGCGTCAGTGAACGCCGCCATCGCCGCAGACCCGACCAACGCGGCCAAAATCATTCAGCTTCAGGCGGAGCACGAAGAAGCCCTCGCCAAGATGAATCTGGACTACGAGGCTGCGGTCGTCAACGCCCAAGCAGGCGACATTCAGGCCGAGGCGAAGTCAGAATCCTGGCTCGCGGCGAACTGGCGGCCTATCCTGATGTTGTCGTTTACGGCGATCATCGTTGTGAACTACCTTGTGCTGCCTGTTGCGCAGTGGTTTGGAGTGACCGAGCCGCCCTTGACGCTGCCGCCCGATATGTGGGCACTGTTAAAAATTGGCGTAGGCGGTTATATTGTGGGCAGGTCTGGAGAAAAAATCGCACGGAGCTTGAAACCATGATCTCACTCAAGGAACAGATCGACCGGGACACAATCCATCATTTTTCGTCGGGGGTCTACGCAAAGCAGATGCTCCTGCCGAAAGGTGCGATTGCGTTGACGCACAAGCACAAGTATGACCACTTGAGTATTCTGGCGCAGGGCGCGGTGGTGCTGGAGACACCCGAAGGACGGCAACTGTACCGCGCCCCGGTTGCCGTGACCATCCGCGCGGGGGTTTCTCACGGCATCGTGGCGCTCGAAGATTCTGTTTGGTTTTGCAT